ACCCGAAAACAACACCGACCAAAAAGAAACGGAGGAAACACCATGAACCAAACCACAAAAGAAACGCGCCGCGAGAGCTACGACGCCGTCCTTCCGAAAGTGAAGGAGCGGGCCCGTCTGATACTCGACACACTCGGATCCCGGGAGCTGACAGTCAGCGAGATCACCGAGGAGCTCGTCAGAGCCGGCAAGATCCCATACTACAACCGCAACTACGTCGCGCCCCGCCTCACTGAGCTGAAGGACATGGGCGTCGTCGAGACCTGCGGCCGCCGCAAGTCAACAAAATCGGACGCCACCGAGGCTGTGTGGCGCCGCGTGAACGTATAAGGAGGACGCCGCCATGGACAACAACAAGCAAATCAGCCGCGCGACCTATAAGACCATCAAAGGCATGGATCGCGCAGGGCTGTCCGCATACCTGACCAAGATCTACCTCACCGGCTTCGAGGCCGGAAGAAAAGCCGGCACGCCGGACGTGCTCTTCAGAACCATCCGCGAGCAGCTGCTCGACATCGAGGGCATCGGCCCGGTCAGAGCTGACGCCATCATGGAAAAGCTCACCGGCGCACTCGTTCAGAAGAAGTCCGAGGAGGAGCCAAAAGAAGGCGTGGGAGTTCCTGCGGAAAACGAAGGAAACAGCGAGGAGGTGCCCGGAAATGACAAAGAGACAGACGGCAGCGCAGAGTGAGTACGAGGCAGCGGTCGAGAAGCTCGACTGGACGCCGTACCCGGAGGAGGTGGCCGAAGAATGAAAGCGATCACCATCTGGCAGCCCTACGCGAGCCTGATCGAGGACGGGCTGAAGAAATACGAGACGAGGAGCTGGCGGACGAACTACCGCGGCCCGCTCCTCATTCACTCCGGGCTCAGGCCTATGCGCTGGATCATGAAGCACTCCAACGAGGAGGCGCTGGACGTCGCGATCGAGCGCTTCGGTGTGGATCAGCTGATGCAGCTCCCGGTCGGCCGCACGGTGTGCGTCGTGGATCTGGTCGACTGCATCAGAATGACGCCCGAGTTCATAGCTCGGCAGGATCCGAAGGAGCTGGCCGTCGGAGACTGGCAGCCCGGCCGCTACGCGTGGAAGCTGGTGAACCCTCGCCCGGCGGAAAAGGTCGAGATCCTCGGAAAGCAGGGACTCTGGGACGTGAACCTCTGCGAGGCCTGCAACTACAACACCTTCGACTTCGTGGCGCATCCTCACTGTGGCGGGTGTGACGGCGTCAGCAAGTTCGCACCGAAGTGGAAGCCGATCCGCTGCGTATTTTGCGGCCAAGAGGTCGCCCTGAAAATGTCACACGATCCCAGACCGGCATCAGACACCGGCCGCGCCTGCGGGAAATGCAACGCGGAGATCGTCATGCCGGCAAGAATGAAACAAGCGAAAGGAGAACAGCAACGATGAAGTGCTCAGAGTGTAACCAGTGCCACTTCGGAGAGGACAAAGGCGGCGTGAACCGCTACTACTGCAAACATCCGAAGGCAGCCGCGAGCGTCAACGCTTCGGCAAGACTTATAGCAAAAACCAAAAGACACGAGAAGGAGCTGACAGTGAAAACAGCGCCTCGCTGGTGCCCTCTCAAGGAGGTCGAGAACTATGCAGCCGAATGAAATCACCGGGAAGCCGAGAACATACGCCTCCGGGGTGTCGGTCTATTGCACCTATGACGAGATCGTCCCGGCCGCAAGCCTCAGACCGAACCCCATGAACCCGAACAAACACCCGCAGGAGCAGATCGAAGCCCTCGGGAACATCATCAGGAAGTCAGGCTGGAGGAACAACATCACAGTCAGCACCCGCTCCGGCCTCATAGTCAAAGGCCACGGCCGACTCCTCGCTGCGCAGCTGGAGGAGCTCGCCGAAGTGCCGATCGAGTACCAGCACTACGAAACAGAAGCCGACGAACTCGCAGACCTGACAGCTGACAACCGCCTCGCAGAGCTGGCCGAAACCGACAACGCCATGCTGGCCGAGGTTTTCGCGCATATCGACACCGGAGAGATCGACTTCGCGCAAAGCGGCTACACCGAGGAGGAGTACGAGAAGCTCGCGACCGCCCTCTCGGAGGCAATACACAACGATCTCGAGGATCCCGACGTCGTGATCGAGCCGCCACCTCAACCGGTGACGAAATACGGGGACATCTGGATCCTCGGAGGCCGCCACCGCGTAATGTGTGGCAGCAGCACCAACCCAGAGGACAAAGCGAAGCTCCTGAACGGAGAAAAGCCGCAGATCCTCCTCACCGATCCGCCGTACTGCTCCGGTGGAAGCAAAGAGAGTGACAAGAGCACCGGAAGCATCGGAACCATGAGGGCGAACGGAGAGCTGCCCATGATCGCGAATGACATCCTCAGCACCAGAGGCTACCAAAACCTCATAGCCGCAGCTCTGGCGGATCTTCCCTGCGTTTACGCCTACATTTTCACAGACTGGCGCATGTGGGTGTACCTCTTCGATCTGGCAGAGGGCGCAGGCTTCGGCGTCAGGTCGATGATCGTCTGGAATAAGAAGACGCCGGGCATGGGCGTCGGCTGGCGATCGCAGCACGAGCTCTGTCTCTTCGGGTGCCGGGCGAAGACACACTTCGACGGCCACAAGGGCTACGGCAACGTGCTCGAAATCAGCAGATCAGGCAACGAGCTGCACCCGACGCAGAAACCCGTCGAGCTCATTGAGCAGCTGATCGACAACACAGACTTCGCGACGGGCGTTTACGATCCGTTCGGAGGCTCCGGCACAACAATGGCCGCAGCCGAGGCGCACAACCAGAAGAGCTTCACCATGGAGATCTCGCCCGGCTACGTTGACGTGATCGTCAAGCGCTACATCAAAATGACGAACAGCCGGAACGTCAAATGCATCCGCAACGGGGAGCAGCTCGGCAAGGAAGAAATCGCCGGGATATTTGAGATCGCCGTCAGCGACGAAGGAGGTGAAACGGATTGATGCGTCCGATATAAGACCATGAGCAAAAAAACGAGCGCGACAAAAGAGAGACTCAACGCCCACCGGGACATGCTCGAAAAACTGGCCGCTCTGAAGCAGGAGCTCGACTACACCGAGGCCCAGTACAGCAACGCACCGGGAAGGAACCACAACGATCTGATGCGGGAAGAGGCGATAGACTCCAAAAAGACCGAGCTCGAGAAACGAGTCAAGGAAAAAGAGGCCGAAATTGAGGCCGACTGGGCGGAGCTCGAGCCCTTCGTGGAGAAGCTGAGCCCGATCGAGACGCTGGTCGTCAACCTGCGCTACTACTACGGCGCCGAGTGGGACGAGATACACTTCCAGCTCTTCGGAAAGCGCCACGACTACGTGGACGAGATCGACAGATACCAGAACCGCACTTTCAAGATCCACGGCCGCGCGCTGCTGGCTCTGGCTGAAATGATGGAAAAAACGGAGAGCTCCGCAGGACTTCCGCAGGAACTCCGAAAGAAAGTCAGCAAAAAGCAGTAAACGGCAGTAAAGCAAATTGAAGCGAAGCGAAAAACTGCGCTAAAATTAACAAAAACCCCGCCGAGGAGAGGTTTCTCTCCTCGGTGGTCTCTTATGCGGGCGTGGCGGAACCGGCAGACGCGTGGGCCTCAGAAGCCCATGGGCGCAAGCTCGTGCGAGTTCAAGTCTCGCCGCCCGCACCAAGCAAGAAAGGAGGGGCGAAGATGTCGACGCCAAAAGGCAAGAGCGGCTCCGTGAATATCGGCTTCCGAAAGTTCGAGGAAGTGCGCGCCAAAATCAAGGACAACGAGAAGGCCGCAGAAAAGGCCATCCAAAGACAGTCAAAGACTTCAAGAGCCGAGGCCCTGCATGGGTGAGCGCAGCCGTCACCGAACACTACGCGATCAAAAAGGCCGAAATCAGAGACACCATGACGGGCGCCAAAAAGGCCGGCTCTGTGAAGTTCTCCGGGACACTGGTCGACAACATCACCCTCGAGTATAGGGGCAGGCTACTCACTCCGACGCACTTCAAAATGAAGCCCACAAAGCCACCCTCTAAAAGGGCTAAGGAATACAGCCGAGTCCCGGGCGCAGGGGTACGGGGTGTGAATGGCGAGGTAGCCATGGTCAGGCCGCCCGCACCATACAAGGTGACGGCCGAGATCAAGAAGGGCAAGCGCGTGACACTCAGCCGCGACGCCTTCCTCGGCACCAACAAGGGCGCCGGCTACATACCCTTCCAGCGCAAGGGCAAAGGCCGCACTCCAGTCGAGTCCATCAAGACAGTGAGTGTGCCCCAGATGATAACAAACCCAGAAGTCGCCGAGCAGATCCGGGCTAACATAGACGAGGGCCTCGCCAAGAGACTCGAGCACCATCTCCAGCGCGAACTCGGCAAGAAATAACACGGCCAAACCAAAGAAAAAGCGGAAGGCCAACCACAAAGAAGACCAAGCTCCGAACGCGAGTGCGGGAAAATTTTTGTCGGTAGGTTCTTCCGCAGCGATTTTACCGCCTGCGGTGCTGGCGAGCCCAAAAATCGCGCAGGCTCAAAAAAATTTTTTCGGGGCGTTTCGTTTCGCGAGCCCCGCCACAAACGGCAGAAAGGAGGACGCCATGCCGGACACCAACGCACCCCAGTCGAAGCAGAACCTCGTCGACAGCAAAGTGATCGCGACGCTGTTCGGTGTGACGACTCGAAGGGTGCAGCAGCTCGTCAGCGAGGGCGTGATCACAGCCACCAAAAAAGGCAACGCCAACAAGTACGACCTGCTGCCAACTATACAGCGATACATCAGACACCTCACCGAGAAGGCAAACGGCCGCAAAGAGTCCGAGAAGGACACCGAGGCCGAAAGCAAGAAGCTCGAAGCAGAGGCAGACCTGAAGCGAAGCAAGGCCGACATGGCTGCGCTCCAGCTGAAGGAGCTCGAGGGCGAGATGCACCGGAGCGAAGATGTCGAGGCCGCAGTCACCGACCTCGTCTACACGATCCGCTCGATGCTGACCGCTCTCCCCGGCCGTCTGGCCGTCGACGTGGTCAACGCTGCGTCCCCGGCTGAAGCATCCGAAATTATACGCACCGAGGTCTACAAGGTGCTCGAGGAGCTCGCCGGGTATAAATACGATCCCGAGGAATATGCGCGGCGGGTAAGGGATCGAGAAGGATGGAGAGATCTCGCCGGTGGCGAGGAAGACGAGTAAGGCCGAAGCCGCGAAGCTGAACAAAGCGCTCGCGAAGGCCGTGCGGAACTTCAAACCGCCGGAAAGCCTCACTGTTGACGAATGGGCTGACAAGAACCGCCGCCTCTCACCTGAGTCGTCGGCCGAGGCGGGCCCGTGGCGTACCAAGAGAACCCCGTATTTGAGGGAGCCGATGCAGGCCTTCACAGATCCGAAGGTTCGCAAGATCGTCATGGTCGCAGCTTCTCAGGTCGGCAAGTCAGAGCTCGAGCTCAACATCATCGGCTACATCATCGACCAAGATCCCGGCAGCATCCTCTATGTGCACCCGACGATCGACGACGCGAGGAAGTTCAGCCGCCTGCGTGTGGCGCCAATGATCAGAGACAGCAAGCCTCTGAAGGCAAAAGTCCACGACGTCAAGACGCGCGACAGCGGCAACACCATCCTCCAGAAGTCATTCCCCGGCGGCATGCTAACGCTGACCGGATCAAACAGTGCCTCGGCGCTGGCTTCGACACCTGCGCGCTATATCATCGGCGACGAGCGAGACCGCTGGGCGCTGAGCGC